CAAGGTACGGGCTAGATGATCCGCACATTATAATACAAGTAGAACTTGATCGATCCTTCCATTTTTTCTGCCACATTGTTTGCCATTGTTCAGTATTAATGATATTCTTTAAACCCGTATCTAACACATTAAGACGAGGAAACTCTAATACTTGATTTTTTATTTTTATACCCTCCTCAATTACGGAATCTTCTTGATACAAGTTAAATTTTTTAAGAAAATCAATATCATAATTTGTATACAAGAACGCTCCTATCATACAGCAAGGACTAAGTTGATAATGAGCATCAATGTACAATTCTTTGTGTGTAATTGCTAGGCAATTTATGTTGTCGGCATCTTCCCATTGTTGATGCCCTGATAATTCTTTTTTACCAACAAATTTAATCACGCTATCAGTAGGAGTTTCAATGTTATATAAAACTTTACCTAAGGAGTCAACTACTGGAAA